TCTAACGACAGTCTGTCCATTAGTGCTTTTGTAGTAATGTACAAAGGTAAGCTCTTATCCACATCACAAAACACACTATCTTTCCTGAGAACTGCTACTGGTAACATTTCTAAGTTACTAAGAGTATACGAAGAAGAGTCTATATTTGGGTAAGTACCATCTGCATACCTGTATAACCAGTAAAACCATTCAGACTGTGGTGCTGATGTTGCATGGTACGTAGCTATAAGATTCCTTTCCGGTACATAGTCTGCACCAGTTATAGTGTCAGAAAGCATGTACATAGTCTGTGCACGTATATCTGTGTCATCCTGTATTGTTACCGTAGCAAACCTAGTTATGTCTACAGTGGCATCAGAACAGTTAGTCAAACCAACTTGAAACTTCTCTTTGTCGTCATCAACTAAATCACCGGTTATAGGTATGATTATGTTCTGTACTTCGTTAGCTGTTCCAAGAAAGCTAAGTGTTCCTGTAGTGTTATTGTAGTCCACACCACCTACAGTGTCGATGTCTGTAAACGTGTAGTCAACAGTGAACGCTCCTAAAGCAGCCTGTTCAAGCTTAACAGGTATAGTGGCATTACCGCTTTCAGGTACAGCTATGTCGTTCATAGTTAGTACCAGTGCATCATCACTAGCTATAGTACAAGTTACTGACCCAGGTGAATCAATAATTACATGCTCAAATACACCACCAGTGTTAGGTACAGAATCTAAGGTTATAGTAAATGACGTACTAGGTTGCCCTGTAGGAATGTCTATCGTAGTAATAGTAACATCCACTTCACTGGTCAGTTCAGGCATAACTACTGAAGATACCTCAGTGTAGTTTACTCCATCTAATGCTGTACCAGAATACGTTAGGTTTATGGTTATAGACTGACCTACAGGCACTGTTCTGTTAGCCTTTACGGTAAACACTGCGTCATTAGATTCAGTTACACTTCCTGGACCTTCTATCCAAAACTTAGTCAGCTCTGCTGTACGTTGTATATTTATCGTATAGTTTACAGTACCAATGTTGTATACGATTGGTGTTAAAAGAATCCAGTCAGATCTGGACACACCATAAATGTCTGTCTTAGTGAGAGTGTTATTGTAAGGTGCGTACTGGTGAGAGTCTTGAAGAACACCTTGAAAGTGTCTTAGTGGTTCCAAGTAACCTGATATTACTTTTATGGTTGTAGCTGTTATGCCTGTATCACTGTATATGGCATTAGTTATAGTGCTCTGTGCAGCATTGTCTAAACGTGCTCCTGAGACTGTCATGGTAGGTAAACCATGTACGTATGTACCACTGTTAGCATAGTTGTAATACGATTTTACCTGTCCTTTAACTTGGTATATTTCCTGCATGTAATTGGGAAAAAAGTCAGTTTCTGTTTTAAGCTTACGTATAACAGCTCTAGTAATAGCTGCTTGTACAGCATCGTCAGTGTTCGTACTGAATACAGCTACGGATACTCTTTGTGCGTCTACTACTGTCTCACTATCTATACCAATTAGAGCGAATGTTAGCTCCAGAACAGGCATTACAATCTCGTCCCATACTACTTCTACAATGTCTATTACTACTTCCACTACAGCTTGAACAACATCTACTACAGCGTCTACAACACTTACTATAGCGTCTACTATAGCACTCACAATATGCCTCTCTTTTTGTACAAGGACAGAATTTTCTTCTTTACTACGTCTATACGAGATACAAGATAAGAATTATTCATGTTGTGCCTTTTAATGGAGGCTACTGTTAATATGCTTTTGTACTCAGACACAAACTTACCTGTGTGTGGTTGGAATTTCATAACAAATGTTTTTGTGTCTATCTTTGTGAATATGCACAAAAGTAGTGCCATAGTCTTTAGGGGATTTCCTACGCCATAGAATGAAACACCATGAGCAAACTTAGGTTGTACATCTTCTTTTTTATAATACAGGAAGCAACTATCATCTGATAATGCAAAAGCTGTACTTAGTTCTACACACTCAACCATTCTACTATAGTAACTTACTCGTTCATCTTCGGGTATAAAGTCTACGACTTTACTATAGTGAAGTGGAATGTCATCAGCAGTGCAACTTTTAACTAAATGGTCATTACCTAACAGGTCTGTTATTGGTGTCATGTGAAATAGCTACCACGCATTTTAATATTAGATCTCTAACGGTAAGATTTGTCAGGTCTAAGTGTGTAACAACATCTACACCTTTAGGTATGCTGTCTAAAAACGGATAGTAAGCATCTAACTCTACAAGTACTAGCATTGTACCTAGACTGTCTAAATCGCTGTCCAGGAACATATCGTTAATAGTAACAGCAGTCCCATTCTCTTCTAGGACTATTTTGTTTAGTTGGTCTAATACTTCTTGCTTCATTAGGTTCCTGTATCAACATCAGCAACTTCAGCAACTGTCTGTATCTGTACTCTAACAGGTGTATTGGTTGTTGTAAGACTGTCCAGTATGTTTTGTGACAACTGGTCTATAGCACCATCACGAGTTGACTCAGGTACGTTAGCAACACCAGCTATAGCTAAGTTGGTGGAGTACCCATCTAGCATACTCTTAAGTAAGCTCTGCTTGGTGTTGTTAGCAAATCCTAGTGCTTGTGCAGCCATAAGGTTTGACTTATCTTTAGTAGCTCCACCTGTAGCATCGGTAACGTTAGTGTCCTCAGTAGCTTTCTTAGCGTTAGTAAGGGCAGTCTCAGCTATTAGTTTAGTTACCTGTTCTTCTACAGTCTGCTTACTTAGGGTGAACTGTACAGACTCTTTCAGTACTGACTGCAATGCACCTAAGTATACTGAAGCGTAGTCAGCACCACTTATTCTACCTGCTTCCCACTGCTTCAGTAATTGGTTGTTAACAGATTCCATAAGAACATCAAATGTACCTGTACCAACTGTTGTAGCTGTGTTGGAAGTTACTTCCGATATTGTTATAGCAGTCATCGTATAAACCTTGTGTTAATTTACTGTTAGGCACTACTGAGTGTAACGTAGCCTTAGCTACGCTTCTTCTCCGTAGCTAATAGCATACTTCTTTACACGTACAGTTACCATGTTTCCAGTGTCTTTACCGTCTACGTATTCACGCTTATGTAACGGCATTAGAGTTGATGCAGCAATCTTAATCAGTGCTACTTCAAGCTCTACTGGAATGTCTAAAGGTACGTTCTTAGCTAAACCAAAGTGGTTGTTTTCAAAACTTAAATGAGCTGTGTTAGCTACAGCTGAATCACGAGGATCTTTGTTAGTGATTGTTACTACTCGTGTCTTAAATGCAGCTTCTTGGTGTGCTCTAATTTTCTGACGTTTTGTTAGCACTTTGGGTGCTGCTTGTACTGGCGAAGTGGCTACTTCTGGAGCACTTACGCTTACTACACCATTAGCTTCGTCAACTTTAGACTGGAGCTTCTTGGTTGGAATATTTGCTTGGAACTCTAATCCAAGTTCGTTTGCTTCTGTTACTAGTGATTCACGATCTGACATTTGTTAAGTCCTTTCAGTTGTTTAACATTTTATTGGTTGGTTAAATAACAACCAGAACTCCGAAGAGTCCTGGCTATTTCTACCTATTGGTTACTTGCTTGCGCAAACATAACCTTTAAGCAAACGCTCTTCGCGTAAGATGATACCTGCGTACCACATGTTGTAGCTAAAGAAGCCTTGAGTAGCGAACGGGTTAGACAATTCAATCTTACCAGGAGACTGGCTGTTGAACTTAATCTTACCTTGACCTTTCAAGCCAACGATAGCGAATGAACCCTTAGTTGGGAACAACACTGGGAACACATCGAAGTTAGTACCGTCGTTAGACAAGTCACCAACATAAGATGTAGGAACTGCTGCACCTTGAGCTGCGTAAACTAATGCAGACTCAGACTCGATGAAGCGTACATCACCCATAGAACCAACTTCACCTTCAGCAAGGCTAGCAGCGGCAGCATACTTGTATGCAGGGATGTAAGCAAACTCTTCAGCATTACCAGTGCCACGAGTCAAGTTATCAAGGTCATACTTGATTTCTGGACCGATAACAGCGTAGAACGCTTTGTTAACTGTACGAGTGTCAACCTTAGTATCGCCAGTAACGACAGTGGTGTTCTTCTCAGCACGGTTACGAACCAAACGGCGAGTGATCTTGCGGATCATGTCGTAAGAGATCATAGAGTCTTTGTCATCAGAACCATCAGCTGCAGTGGTGTCTTGACCAACTTCTGCGATAGCTGTAGCTGAACCAACATACTGGATGGTGGTAGTAGACAACAAATCTAGCTGGGTAAGGTCTTCTGCTCGCATGTTAGCCAAGTGACCAAGTTCTTCACGATACTGAATCTGAACCATGTCTTCAGAGAACATGTCAACTTCATCAGTGTAATCAAGCATTTCACCGTAACGGGAAAAGTTGGTTTCGATGGTAACTTTCTTGATGCTTACCTTGTTAGCTGGGCCTGAACCTTCAGACAAAGTAGGCATACCGGCAGAAACATCAGTGATGTTACGTGCAGTGATATAACCTTTAGCAGCGAACTCAGAGTTAGTACCACCAACTTGACCTGCTGGATCTAACTGACGATCATAGATGTGTAACCACTTACTTACCTTAAACGTCTTACCCATTTTAAGAGGCATAGAACGACGATCAGCAAACTGGCCGTAGATGTTAACAACGTTAGCAGCTTTTACACCGGCTTTGTCGTAATAATGTGTAACTGTGTTGGCACCAGCAGTCGCTGTGGTTGTGCCGTTTCCGTAGACGTTAGTCGTCATGAGAATTTCCTTTTAGTAAAGTTTAGTTTTTAGCTAGTACACCTGCGTACCAAGCATCAAATTTTTCATCATTGTCATCGTTTAAATAATCGACAACACCTTTCTTACCTGCGATTGACGCAGTAGGACTCGCAGCTCTCTTGCCTTGAGCTTCTGATGATTCTTTACCAAATTTCGTTTCTGCCTCTTGTGCGCCTTTATTTAAGTTGTCTACTTTGTCCTGGTTTGCACCAGCTTCGACTGACTTTTGATAATCGGCACCTGCAAGAAGGTAGTAATCTAAACTAGACTTAGAATTTCCATCTAACATTTGTAACTTTGCTGCTTCAGGAGCTACTTTAGCGTAGACACCTGATTTTATATCGTGATGCAGTCCCGTGATAATACCAGGGTTGGCTGCAATCGTTTGTCTTGACCCAGCATCCCATTGACGGTCGATAACATCAACAGTCGTGGAGTACTCAGGATCAGACGATATTGTATTCTCAATTTCAGAAATTTCCAACTCTAAATCTGATTTGCCGTAACTCTTTGCTTGATACGGTTCAACTTCATCGTCGAAACTTAAATCACTAAGATCAATATCTCTGTCATTAGCTAGTTTTTTAATTGCACTCTTGTCTCCTTTAAGGACATCCAGTGCTAAGTCAAACTGCTCTTGACTGATACTTTCTTCTTCTAGCGCAGAGATCATCTTCCGATAGGGAGCCATCTTCTGCATTTTCTGGGTGTAGTCCATAGCCTTACCGAACACACCTTCAAACTGGTCCATGATCTCTGCATCAGAGAACTCGAAGTCTTGACCGTTTGCTTTAAACTTTCGCTTAATTACTTCATCTGTAGTTTCACCTTCTGCTTCACCTTCTGCTGCAGGTGTTTCTTCTTCACCATCAGCAGTTTCTTCAGTAGTTTCATCGGCAGTCTCTTCAACAGCGACTACTTCTTCAACTTCTTCAACCTCTGCAGGTGCAGCTTCAGCTTCAGCGCTGTTGTCTAATGACTCTCTGCTTAACAGCTCTGCTGCTTCTTCGTTGCCTTCTTCACGACGAATTGCAGCAATAGCGTCAACTGGATCTATGTCATTACCAAAAATCTCTTCTTCTGATAACTCTACGCTCATTACGAGTTACCTTCGTCTTCTTCTGGCTCTTCTTCTTCCATCTCAGCGTTCATTGCACCGGCATGGTTATACTCAACCATCATAAAGAAGTAGTTCAAGTTACTACCAGCTACCAAGTCTTCCATGATAGCAGAACGTTCACCACGTCGGATAACACCAGGGTCTGCCAACATACTGATTGAATCTAACGCCTTAGCTTTAAGGTAACCTTCAGTGATAACACGTTGAAACTGTGGGTTCTGCTTTAGCCATGCTAAATCTTCTCCCATAGTGATGTGGTGCTCTGTTTCAAACGTTTCCAATTCAACTTGGCTTTGCTCATCTTTTAGGTTGCTCATTTAGGAGTCCTTTGTATTCGGTTAATTTGTGTAAATAAGTTTTACATTTATACTATAATTTAATTAGTTTGTAAACGGTCAAACGATTTTAACGCTACTTGAGTGTCCCTATCATGGTCTTTCTTAGCCATTTCGTCATTTAACTCACCACCTGTGGCTTTGTTTACAAACTCTAAATCTTTAACATCAGCAGTAGAGGAAGTTAGTTTTGCCTTGGCTTCTGCAAGTACAGCGTTAGCAGTCTTCAGTCTAAGGTCAGCTTGGTTCTCTACAGCACGAGATTCACGTTCCAT